CGAGAGCACCCCGGTGCTTTGATGCCGGCGGGTTGAGATCCGTTCTCTAGTAACAAAATACGGCTCCCCTATACAGCGTATAGGAGTCGTCCGCGTTACTATAATTTAATACAGTGAAGGGATGACCAAAATACTATGGGTGGATATAGGACGGATAGCCGTTTAGCTATGTTTCCTCGGAAACTTAGTTACAGCTATCAGGACGAAACTGCTGCTGGAGTCAAATCCATCAGCAAGCGCGTCGATGTGGACTCTTCGGAGGTTTATAACCTTCCGAAGGACACCGTCTATTCGTACAGGACCGATGTGGCCAGTACGAATGATGAGTTGCGTTACATGCTGTCTAATGAGAGGTTTAACCCTCTCAATCAGCATGACACAGGTCATGAGTTCTGGTCTCAGAAATACTACGTTAAAAACGCTGGTATTTATGGGAAACAGAACTTTTCATGCCGTGTTCCATACGCAGGCGGCTATAATAATCTTTATTATGCCGGGCCTATTCTGGCTACCAAATTTCTAAACCTTCCTGTGAGTTCTCCTTTGTGGAGTCCTTATCAGAAGGCTAGAAGTGCGGTGCCAGCAGCTAGCGACCTTATCCCTCTTGGGACAAAGGCTATCGCTGCCTCATCTCCAACCAAAAGTGCCGCTTCTCTGGCGGTAGCTCTTCTGGAGCTACGTGATGGTTTACCTACAATTCCAGGTTTGAACCTTAAACGAACTAAGGCGGTAAGGAACGTCCACCAATCACTTGGTGGAGAGTACCTGAACGTCGTGTTCGGTTGGGTTCCTGGAATCAAGGACATCACCCAGATACTCTCTGCTATGGTTAATGCATCTAAAATCATTAACCAGTATCAGAGGGATTCGGACTCTTATGTCCGGCGGAAAATGTTCTTCCCGGAGGAGAAAACAACTACGTTGTTTCAAGATTCAGTTGCAGGATATCTGCAAGTGACTCCTCGCATTCAGAGTGGGACATCTTATGTCTCACCCGGAATGCTTTCCAATGATGGCTCCACTGGAGTCATGTATGGCGGGAATGGCATGGTGTCGCTTGCCTACCAGGAGACCACTAAAAAGTGGTTTTCTGGTGCTTTTCGATATCATCTAGATAGTGGGGATGACCTCTTTTCGAGGATCAACCACACTGGTCAGATGGCCGCAAAGCTATTGGGTGCGAGGTTAGACCCCGCATCCTTATGGCAAGCTATGCCTTGGTCATGGCTATTGGATTGGTTCGTCGACATTGGTGATATTATCACCAATGGTACGTCTGCCAGTTTTAATGGTCAAGTGTTGCAGTATGGTTACATGATGTGTACTACTACACGTTCTGCAACCATTACAACTGACGCACCAGTTGCTGTTAAGCAACTGTCCGGAACTGTCCGGAGTGTCGGTAACCTGACGGCGACTTTCGTTTCTCAGCGAAAGGAACGCATCAGGGCAACCCCCTTCGGGTTTGGTCTCAATCCAAACTCGTTCACAGCTCAGCAATGGGCTATCCTCGGTGCGCTCGGTATGACCCGGGCGCCCCGATCTCTATGGTGAGAAATCCTTTCCATAGTGTCTAATTTAATATAGACAATTAAATAGAAAAGAGTGGTGTCATGGCATTCGCTGATCCTCAGTCAATTAACAATGGTACGGCTATCTCGCTCCCAAAGAGCGGGTCTAACCTTAACACCGGCATTTACAAAAGTGCCGATGGAACGGTTAAGCTTACGATTTCCCATCAAGATGGGAAGCGTAATCGTGCCATTGTTCGGCTTGACTACACTAAGGTAGCAGCCGATCCTTATGTTGCTGGTCAGAACAATAAGGTCTCTATGAGCACTTATGTTCTCGTGGATACCCCTCTTCAGGGGTATAGCACGACCGAAGTTGTGGCCAATGTGGCTGCGCTTCTGTCTATGCTTACCGCGTCGACCAACGCAAAGCTCACCCAGTTTGTTGGGGGTGAGAACTGAGTTGAACGAATCTTTCGTTCTAGGCGTCACAAGTGCGCTCGGGTTTATCTCTCTGATCGTGGTTTATACCTCGCTCAGAGCAGGATCGAGCCGACAGCGTCACTAGTGGTGTAGCCATGGCTATGGAAATCATACCCCTTAATGAAAGGAGCTGGTTTGAAAAGCCAAATTACACTCGCCCAGATGATCCTCAAAGATATTGGGGATCGAGTTGGCATCAGCACCCATCGAGACTTTGAAACAGTCTCGATGCGTGTCAAAGATGAGGGGTTCTCGTTTTTAGCGATTACCCTTGCCCAGTTCTGTAAGGACTTTGAAAAGAGTCTTGACAGAGGTTGGGTAGGTCACGACCTGTTCACGCATTTTGCGTTTACAGGCAGTTGCCCCCGATTTCTCGGAGGGTTCTTTGACCTTATCTTTGACAGTGGTACTGGTTTGCTTCTTAGCTCACCTTCGATGGACGCAATCTACTCCGTACGCCAGTTTACTGGTATGTGGAGTAAGGTTGAGATTGATTGCTCTGACGAGCGTATCAATCGTGCCTATTCGGATTATGAGCTCAGTGAAGTAGCCGTACGTGAAGCAGATAAAGTGCGTACGCCTGAGGACCTTCGGGCCTTCAAGCGTATCGCACTCCTGCTCCTTGGTGACACCTTCGCCGCTGTTGATAAGACAGTTTATGAAGGGTTGATTGTCCCCAAGCACGGTCCGGGATCTACAGCTGATGGTACTCTTGGTAACAAGAAATACCTCAACTGCACCTGGACAGACCGTTTGGAACATTTGTTCCCAGCTAGAGAATTTCTCTCTAGTAGTTACAGTCTCTCTTTCGAGCGTGACGTGCAATGGCTAGCCCCGGCACAGGAACTTCCTGTTAAGGTAATTACTGTGCCTAAAACGTTGAAGACACCTCGTATCATTGCAATGGAGCCTGTGCATACTCAGTATGTACAACAAGGCATCCTTGAATGTATCGTTGAAAACGTCAAGAGAGATAACCTCCTCTCGCGTTTTGTCAGCTTTCATGACCAGGACCCTAATCGGGTTATGGCTATGGAAGGATCGCTTGGTAGCGGTCTTGCAACACTAGATCTTAGTGCTGCATCTGATCTTGTCTCCAATCAGCTGGTACGTGAGATGACCTCTACCTTTCCTAGTCTCTTTGAGGCTATTCAGGCAAGTCGCTCACAAGCAGCAGACGTTCGTGGTAAAGTCATTAGACTCTCCAAGTTCGCGTCTATGGGGTCCGCACTCTGTTTTCCGATTGAAAGTTTTGTGTTTTTGACACTAATTTTCCTTGGAATTGAGCGCGCAAGCAAACTACAGTTGACCCGGAGCTCTATTAAGAGTTTCCAGGGCCAGGTGCGCGCCTTCGGAGACGATTTGATCGTCCCCGAAGGTTATGTGCATGAGATCATCGCCACACTTACAAGTTTTGGACTTAAAGTGAACGGCGACAAGTCCTTCTGGACCGGAAGGTTCAGAGAGTCTTGTGGTAAGGAGTATTACGCAGGCTTCGATGTTTCCATCGTAAAAGCCCGTCGTGAACTCCCCGCCAGATCTACGCAGGTCGACGAGATAGTCTCGGCAGTTGCTTTTAGAAATCAGGCCCAAAGCCTGTATCTTTTTCATACTGTTGAGTTCCTTGATCGCTTGATTGGGAAATTAATTCCCTTTCCTGTGGTAAGGCCTACCTCGCCGGTGCTCGGTCGCTACTCTCTTGATGAGTCTTTTGAGACTCACAAGATGTGCCATCGTCTTCATCGCCCCTTGGTTAAGGGCATGAAGGTCGATAGTATTCTACCTCTTGATGAGATAGATAGTAGTGCCGCGCTCCTCAAGTTCTTCCTCAAGCGGTCTGAACAACCGCTTGAGCGAGGGCACTTGAGACGTGCAGGACGTCCCAGTACCGTCAAACTCAAGGCTGGATACTACTCTGCATACTGACAAGTATGCGTTGTAGGGTGACTAGGGAGTTATCCTTAGTTAGGCAATTAATTGCCGTGCG